GGAAAGAAGCTGCGCCGCGGGGGAGGCGACCCAAATGGCTTTCTCATATCGTCTTGTTTACTGAGAAGCCGAATCATAACCGTCCGTTACCGTTCGCGTTTTACGCCCCCTGCCGTTTATGCGCGGCAGGGGGCGTTTTATGCATTTAGCAGGTAATGGACCTAGGGAACACCGTTTTAGAGCGTCTCGGCGCTGCGACCGGTGTCATTAAAACCGCCGTCCGCGCCGCCGCCCTCGACGATCTGCAGGGCACGGCCGACCTGCCTGGCGGCCTTCTCGCGCTCCGCGAGGCCCGGCTTGATGTAATGGCGGTAATCTGTCCCCAGGTCCGTATGGCCGTGCAGGTCCATGATGCTCAGCGGGTCGACCTCGGTCGCCGCCATGATGGTCTCGGACGTGTGGCGCAGGGCCTTTGGCGGGATATACCGCAGGTCATGGCGTACGCACATGCGCCGCCAGGCGCGCACGAGGTTGTCGCCGCGCATGTTTACGATGCGCTGCCCGCTCCATTCGCGCACCTGCTCCGTAACCGAAGTGCCGCCCTCGACGGTTATGCTCGGGCGCAACTCGTCCATAATCTGGTGCAGGCGCTCGCGGCCTGCCAATAAAACCGGCACGGTGCGCACGGAATGGTCGTTCTTGGTCTCCTTCACGCCATCCTCGTCCGTGTACGCGCGGCAGACCTCGATGTACTCCGAGACCGTCGGCTGGCCCGTGGCGAAGTCGTAGGTCGTGGTGACCTTGAGGTCGCACGGGCGCACCGCCAGCGCCTCCTCCTTGCGCAGGCCGCTCAGGCCGAGGATGAGGTAGACGTTCATGACCAGGTCGGCGCGGTCGTCGCTGGCGGCGAGCCTGCGCAGCGCCTCGGCTGCCTCGGGGATGCTCCATGGCTCCACGGGCGCCTGCTTGGCCTTGGGGGCGATGACGCGGCGGCGGAAGGGCTCTACCGTCACCCATCCGTCGTCGAAGGCTCGGCGCATGACGGCGCGCAGCGTGGTCTTGGTCTTGGCCGGCGCGCCAGAGCGCTCGATGCAACTTCGCATCATGTCGTGGGTTATCTCGGAGATGTCGATGCTCCCCAGGACGGGGGAGATGTAGTTGCACATCTGCCCGTCGTACTCACGCAGGCTCGCACGGGAGCGCGGCTTGCCGCGGTTGCTGGGGGAGTCGCGGAACACGCCCCAGTAGTACATGTCAAGCGTCACGCCCGCGTGCGCCGCCTGGGACACGCCCAGTTCCTGCGCGAGCTGGGCGATGGCGATATCGGCCTCGGTCTCGGTGCCGTATACGGTGCGCGACACGCGGCGCACATGACCGTCCGCGCGGAAGCCCGCCTGCACGCGAATCACCCACTTGCCGGGCGCGACCTCGCGCTTGGAGCCGAGTTTTGACCTTGAAGTATCGTTGGTTGCCATATAATGGTCCTGCCTTTCCCTTTTGCCGGAGGGCATATGCCCCGTGCGGATCCGCCAAGATTGCCGCACGGGGCTTTTTGTTTGCGTTGAGGCCGGCTACGCGACCGCGCGGCGCTTGGGCCTGCCCGAGCGGGGCGTGTCGGTCAGACGCGCCGCTATGCTCTCCACGGTCACGTAGGTACGGCGGCCCTTGCGGTAGCCCGTAAGGATCCCCGAGTCGAGCATGTGGGTGATCCTGCCGGGGGAGACGGAGAGCCTGCGCGCGGCTTCGGCCGCCGAGACCGTTTCGCCCTCCACGATGTACCCCTCGTCCGTAGAGAAGGCGACCATCATGGAGAGCCCGCCGTCTGCGGGCTCGATGAACTCGGGCTCAGGCACGGCAAGACCGTCCTTCACGAGCGCGGCCACGTAGGTGCTCGCCGCGTCCACGGACTGCTCGGCGGCCTCGGCAATCGTGTCGCCGCAGGTGAAGCATCCCGGCAGTGAGGGAAACTCCACGTCGTAGCCGCCGTCCTCGTCGGGTGTGAGCACCGCCTGGTAAACGTATGTCTTCATATCTTTCGACCCCCAAGGGGGCGGGGCTAGAGCCACCCCGCCGTCTTAGCTATTTTTCGGTACGTCCCTATCGGTATCTCCTTCTTGGAGGTGGGCACGCTGATCTGGATTCCGTCCTTTCGCGCGACCACGTGGCTGCCCTTGCCGGTGTAGAGCGTCCAACCCTCCTTCTTGAACCGCTTGAGCACCTGCGCGGGCTCCTGCTCCTTGGGCATCTCTCCTCCTTTCGATAATTTAATTATAAACAGTTGATAGTTAGCAATCAAGTAAACTATCAAGTATTTACAGTTTTAAAATTGACCACGCGGATCAGCCAAGATTGCCGCACGGGGTTTCTTTATGTCTCGAGTTGTCAAAGAATCTTTGACAACTGGTCCGCCTGCCCATTTTGCTGGGGTCAGCAAAATGGGGAACAACTGGCGCTTCGTGCGGCTACGCCCCGAGGAGCGCCGCGAGGGTGCCGATCGCCTTGGCCACCTTGGGGACGAGCCCCACGGCCTTGGATGCGAGGTCGAGCGCGTCCTTTGCCTTCTCGGCGAAGCCTCCCTCATCCTTTTCCTCGGCGGCGAACCGCAGGTCGGCGAGGGCGAGCTTCACGGCGGCGAGGTCCTCGGGCGACAGGCCCTGGCTGTTCGATATCTGCTTGATCGTCTGGTTGAAGTCGACCACCACGGTCGCCTCGACGGTGGCGGTCGCCCTCGCCTCGATCTGGTCGGCGGTCGCCTTGGCCATCATGTAGTCGTACTCCATGCGATCCCTGTGCGCGAGCAACAGGTCGCGGATTGTCTCGATGGACGTGATATCGATCATGCCGGGGCTGACGTCGGCCTTCACCCTGGTTCCGGTCTCGCGCTCGATGATTTCCCCGAATGCCGTCATATACCGTGCCACCACCTTCTGCCTGAGACCGGGCGGGTCGCTCTCGATGACCTCGTCGCACAGGTTCACCAGGCGGTCGATTGAATCGTACATTCCCATGTTATCTGCCAATCTCGCAGGTGGTTACTTTGAATGCCTACGCGGTCCTTACTTGACCGTGCGGATCCGCCAGGATTGCCGCACGGGTTTTCTTTATGTCTTGAGCTGTCAAAGAATCTTTGACAGCTGGGACGCCCGCTTTGGTTTTTCCGGAAAAACCTGAAAACCCCGCCGTGCCGCGGGTCATAATCGTGATGAACACCATTCACGCTCCCGGAGGTACCCATGGCTCGCTATAGCGTTGGCGCATACACGTACGAGGACGATTCCCTCGACACAATGATCTACGACGGGCTCACGGGCATCCCGTTGAGCTTGGGGTACGAACTCGTGTCACAAGAGCGCGGGGACACCGTGAAGGTCGTTGCCCTGGGCGTGAAGGACGACACCGCGGGTCCCGTCCCGTTTGCGACGCTCAGGCCGTGCGCGTACTCCCTGGCATCCGAGTACGACGTGCGCGCCGTGAGGTGCCCGCAGACCGGGCAATGGGTCCTCATCGGGTACATGGGCGTCTAGAGGAAGCCCGCGATCTTCCCGCCGATAGAGAGAATGCCGGCTACTAGCTCCCCACCCTTCTTCGCTATCTCCAATCCCTTGATCATACGGTCGGCCAGCGATGCCTGGTCGCCACGTTTTGCTGCCAATTCCATCTGAGCGAGGCATGCTGCGAGCATGTCTTTGTCTTCCGAAGTGAGTCCCTGGTCCGCAGCGATCGTCTCCATCAAGTTGTCGACGGATGCCCTCAGGGAAGATGAGGACGTCGAGCTCGAACTTGAGGTCGCATTGCTGTCTGCGTGCTGTTCAACGCTCACGTTTGTCCTCGCCGTGGAGGACTTCATCTTCTCAATCTCATAACTCATGCGCCTGTCATCGGCGTACAGCTTCGCTTTCGCCTGTAGCCGCCGTATGTCCTCGGCGGCATCTTTCTTCCCGTATGACGACTGCCCGCCGATCGTCGCGCGGAACATCTTCAGGCCCACGCGGACCTTGGGTACAACTGTTTCTAGCGCCGACTCGATTCTCTTGGCCTCGCTTTCGAGGTTGTAGGAATCGGGGTTTGCTAGGATTTCCCCGCATTCCGCTATGAGCTCGTCAATTGCGTTGTCCATGAAATGTGCTCCTAAATGAAAAGGCGGTTGCCCCTTGGGACAGCCGCCTTTCCTTGGACGCGGGCCCCGTGGGGTCCCCGCGTCAATACCGCTGTCCAAATTACCGTTTGCCGTCGGCGCGGTCAAGCCATCGCCCATTTTCGCGACCCCACGAAAATGGGGAACAACTGGCGCTTTGTCGGTTCGCTTCCTGCCCGTCTTTCGTGACGGGCAAACTTATTTGTCCGTCAGGAAAGGCTTTTTTTGGCGGACAAAGCCATCGCCTGCTGTCTACGCGGATCTTACTTGATCCGCTTCCAGCCCTTCGATTTCAGGCGCCGCAGCCTGATTTTGGGACAGCTCGGCCTGGTCGCGTGCCGTCTCCAGGATCTTCGAGCGCCTCTTCTCTGTGCTCTGTCGGTAGCAGGTGATCAGCTCGCCCTCCTCCGGCGTCTGGTTTTGCTGGGCTGCCATCGGGGACCATTCCCTGCCACCCAGGGTGTCTAGCGAGCAGTTGAGAGCGTCAGCAATTCTCCAAGCCGCATCAAATGCCATGCTTCGGCGTCCCTGCTCGTATTCCGTGTATCTGCTTGTTTCAAATCCAGCATGTTCCGCAAACGCTGCGGCGCTCTTGAAGCCAGCGGACTTCCTGAGCAACTGTATGTTCTTGCCGATCCGCTTCCTAAGAGTGTCTTCTGTCATTGGGCCTCCTCCCATCGTTACCTAAGAAATTAAGGCAAAGCGCCAAAGTTTTCAATCAAATACTGAAATCTTTGTTGACAATTAGGCACACAGCCGTAATATTGAATACAGCAATTAGGCAGAGAGCCAAAAACATCTTCTATATAGAAGATGTTACGGCTGAGGTTGACAGCGCTCAACCTCAGCCCTCTCGATCTCACAGATGAAAGGAGCTGTCAATGGCGTTTAGCAAGGAAGAGATGTCCGCATGCCTTCGCGAGCTTCGTGCTCGCAAGCGCGTCACCCAACAGGAGGTCGCCGACGCTGTCGGAGTGGATGCCACGAGCATCTACAACTACGAGAACGGTCGTACGGCGCCAACCTTTGAGATCGCCTGGCGCCTTGCAGATTTTTTTGACGTTTCCCTTGACCGCTTAGGCGGGCGAAATACGGACGAGGCCGCATAGGCCGGATGGAGGAAGAGATGGAAGGCAAGAGCTACGAGCTGCCCGACGACATCACGGACCTTGGCGGCATGGTGACGTGGGCCGACGAGGCCGGCCAGTGGAACACGGAGGTTTTCGAGTTCCTCGCGGACGCTCGCTACGCGTTCCGCAAACACGTCAAGGACGGCGACCCCGCCTACCTTTCGCGCCTGGTCGCGCTCGACCGCGCTCAGGCGCTCGACCCGGTGTCCTACGACGTCATGGAGATCGACCCCGCGCCGGGCGAGTGGCCGTTCGGCCGCGGTAGCGAATGACCCGGGCGCTGCTGGCCTCGGCCGTCGTGATGGATGCCGCGGGGTGGGCGTGCACCGCGCAGGGGGCCTACGGCCTCGCGCGGGTGTGCTTCTCGGCCGCGCTGCCGTTCATCGCGGCGTGGGCGCTCGCCTCGCTCTTCGACTGAGGCCGGGTCCGCCCCCGTCGCCCCACGGGTTCCGTATCGCCCCCATTCCACGGGGCCCGTGGCGCGACGGGGCCGGACCCTCGACTTCCGGCCCATATGGTGCCGCCGCCGACTTGGCGGGGCGGCGGCACCGCTCCCTTTGGCGGGGGAGCGCCCTCCGGCTGCATCTATCGGTGCGGCCCTCCGGCAAGGGATTGGTTCAACGAATGAAAGGAGAAGGCCATGTGGATGTCTATAGCAAAGGGCGCAAAGTACGCCTGCTGCGACAACGTCACGTTCCGCGCGATGGTCATGCAGGGGATCATCCCGCGCTACCCGTCGCTCAACCCCAACAGCTCGCGCGAGGTGGTGCGCAGCGAGGACATCGACGCCGCCATCATGGCGCGCGGCGCGGTGCCGGCGCTGCCCTCGCCCGACTGCGTGCCCGCTCGCCGTCCGAGGCGGGTGGCGTGATGGTCGACCTTATCTGGGATGCCGGCTGCAGGCTCGGCGAGTGGTGGAACTCTCTTCCCGAGCGCGTGCGCAGCGTGGCGTGCGCCGTGGCGCTCATCGGCCTGATCGCCGTCGCCGGCGCCATCGAGGGGACCGCGCCGAGCGGGATGTACTACTAGGACTAGGAGGAATGACATGCAGTTTGAGAAGAAGTCTGTGCGCCTGGGCGACATCCGCCCGAGCGGACAGAACCCGCGCGAGGACTTCGGCGACATCGGCGCCCTGGCCCGCAGCATCGAGGCGACCGGCGGCGAGCCGCTGAACCCGCCCGTGGTCGTGGCGGACGGCAACGTGTTCCGCATCGTGGACGGCGAGCGCCGCTACCGCGCGCTGTCGTCCATCTACGGGGAGGACCGCGAGGTCTCCGCTCTGGTGGCCGAGAGCATGGACGAGGCCAACGAGCTCGTGGCCATGCTCGCCACCGACGACAAGCGCCAGCTGACCGAGGCGGAGCGCGCCCGCGGCGTGCAGCAGCTGCTCGTGCTGGGCGTCGACGAGCAGCGCATCGAGCGCGCCAGCCGAGCCACCGCCAGGCAGATCCGCGCGGCGCGCAGGCTGCGCGGGAGTATCGAGGGCCGGCAGGTGACGTTGGAGCAGCTTGAGGCCGCGAGCGCCTTCGACGACGAGAAGGACATCGAGGCGGTCCTCGCCGCCGGTGACGGCTGGGCGGGCAAGGCCGACAGCATCCGCCGCCGCGTCGAGCGCGAGGAGGTCAAGGCCGAGGACTACGACGCGTTCGGCGACGCGGGCATCCCGGTGGTGAAGGAGCAGCCCGAAGGGTTCACCTACAAGGACTGGGCACACCTCGGCCTCGTTGCCGCGAAGCTCGAGGACAAGGAGTACCCCGCTGGCACCGTTGCCGTGTGGAATGACCGCTACTGGGACTTCTTCGCTCCGAAGGGCGGCGAAGATGCCGAGCCCGAGAAGACCGAGGAGGAGATCCGAGCCGAGCAGGAGGCCGCGCGCGAGGATGCCGCGCTCAAGGGCCTGTACAGGAGCCTGATTGGCTTCGTGGCGTCCGGCGCCTTTGCCATGTCCAAGGACCTCATGATGGAGGTGCGCGTGGGCCGTGCCGACCCGCCCGCGCTGCTCGTGGCGATGGGCGGCGACAGCAACCCCGAGAACGAGGAGCGCTTCGGTGCCGTACGCGACGAGTTTGCTCGCAACCTCAAGGCGTGCAAGCCAAACGAGTACGAGGCCGGCTGCTGGCTCATGGCGGCGGCCAAGGACATGGCCCAGCTCAACAATCGCTGGGGCGGCGACGACGCGGAGGCGTGGCTCGACCACTATGACATCTTCTGCTCCGCGGGCTTCGAGCCCGGCGAGGAGGACGTGTGGCTCATGGAGAGGGTGCAGGCGAGTTTCAAGGAGGAGAAGAAGGATGAGTAGCGAGGATGAGAACTACGTCACGGTGACGGTGAAGGCCAGGGGGCATGAGTGCTCCATCCTCTGCCGCGAGGCAACGGTGGCGACGGTGGGGGCGGACGGTGAGCCCGGCACATCGCTCCACGTCGGCACCTTCGACTCGAAGTCGATTAGGGTTCTCGCGGAAGCAGCCCTCTCGGAGCTGCTCTCTGCCGGAGTCCGCGCCGGCATCCCCATTGACGCCATGCGCATCGAGCTCGTCTACGCCGCGGTGCACTGCGGGTTCCCGGAGGAGGAAGAGCGGAGCGCGATCTACTACGACCTCGACATCGATATGGACGAATCTGGAAGGAAGGATGAGAAGGATGAGTAGCAAGAAGCTGAAGGTGACGATTGAGCGCGAGAACGTCGAACCAGTGGAGTTCGAGGCGGATGCGCTCCTCTGTGCCGGAGACACCGATGACGGCGTGCTGTTTTTTGCAGGCGGCTGCATGACCCAGCCCATCGTCCTCGACATCATGCGGTGCTTCGTTAGCGAAGTGGTCAGGGCCATGGTCAAGCTTGGTATCGATGAGACCGAGGCCAGGGGCCAGGTCATGCTCGCTGCGGTAAGCCCTTCCGATGCCAGTGAGCTGCTCCTGGACATCAATCTCGATGACCGCGACAAGATCGCGCACATCGCTAAGGAGCTCGCCGCCAGTGACCTCTCCTAGCGAACGCCGGGCGGTCGTGCAGCGCGGGGCGGACGGCCGCTGGTTCGCCCGCCCCTACATGGGCACCGACCGCGTGACCGGCAGGCGGATCAGGCCGTATAGGTCGTGGGACGCGGAGCTGACGCGCGAGCAGGCCCAGGCGGAGTGCGACAGGTGGATCGCGACCTATATCCCGTCCTCGGCGCAGGACAGCTCCAAGCGCCTTTCATCGATGCTCGAGGCCTACGTCTCGGACCCGGTGAACGGCCTAGCCGACAACTCCGTTGCCGCCTACCGCAGCGTGATCAGGACGATGGTGGAGCCGACTATCGGGCGCATCCCCTACGACCAGCTGCAGCCTTGGGACGTGTCCGCCGCCTACCGCATGCTGCTCGCGCCCAGGAGCGGTAAGGGTTTGTCGCCCAAGACCGTGCTCGTCATGCACGCGCTGCTCAAGGGCGCGTACAGGACGTGGGGCCATGCCATCGGCCGCGACATCATGCTCGAGGTCCCGGCTCCCAGGGCGAAGCCCGCGGAGCCGTTCGCCCTGTCCGAGCTCGATGCGGACGAGCTGTCCCGCGCGATGGTGTCCGCCATGTCCTCGCGCGACGCCACGGGCGCCAACATCGCCAGGCGCACCGAGGCAATGGCGGTCTTCCTCGCGCTCCACACGGGCCTGCGGTGCGGGGAGGTCTGCGGCCTGCAGCGCCGCGATTGGCGCCGCTCCCTGCACGACATCCACGTGGCGGGGCAGGCCGTCGAGAAGCCCAGCCTGCACAGGCAGGCCTACACCAAGGGCAAGCGTGCACGCAACGTCTCGGTCTCGCCGGCGGTCGAGGCGCAGCTGGAGCGCCACCTGGCGTGGCAGGACTCGTGGCTCGTCCGCAAGGGCCCCGCCGCCCCCGTGATCACCTTCGGCTGCGCAGGAGGGCTCGCGAGGCCGTCGACCGTGACGGCTAGGTTCAAGGCGATCGCGCGCGAGCTCGAGCTGCCCGGGGAGACCGTGTTCCACACGCTCCGGCACACGCACGCCACGTGGCTTCTCACTCACGGGTGGGACATGCGCCTGGTGCAGGAGCGTCTGGGTCACGCGAACGTCAAGACGACGCTCGAGGCGTACGGCTCGGTCATGCCAGGCCGCGACAGGGAGGCCGCCGCGGCCTTCACCGATTCGATCTACGGAGGTGACACGGATGAATAACTACAACTTCAACAGGGACTTCTACGAGGGCTGCCGAGCGCTCGGCGACAGGGAGGGCATGGCGCTCGCCTGGGCGATGCTGCGCTACGGCTACGAGGGAATCGAGCCAAAGCTGAAGCCAACGACCATGGCGGCGTTCACCTTCGCAAGGGGGCGCATCGACGCCATGGTCAACGGTAGCCTTGGGGGTCTCAGGCGGGCGGCCAATACGGGCAACCAAGGGGGCAACCAAGGAGGCAACCAAGGGGGTAGCCAAGGGGGTAGCCAAGCCAATGCGCAAGGGGGTAGCCGACAGGCTAGCCAAGGGGGTAGCCAACAGAAAGAGAAGGAGAAAGAGAAAGAGATAACCCTTGCGGGTTATAGCGAGGCCCGCCAAGCCCCCGACGACTTCGACCCGCCCTCGATGGAGGACGTCGAGGCCTACTTCGCCGCCAACTGCCTGCGCGGTGACCCCCGTCAGTTCTTCGACCACTACGCAGCACAGGGCTGGACGCTGCCGAGCGGCCTGCCCGTGACCGATGTATGGGCGCTCGCCCGCAACTGGAGCCGCAAGCAGGTCGGCTTCGATGCCGACCGCAAGGCGCGGGGCGGGCAGACCTCCCAGGAGGTCGAGCGGGCGTCCGTGTGGAAACCCGTGAAGACGGATGCTGAGCGCATAGTCGAACTCAGGCGCGAGCTGGGTGAGGCGTCATGATCAGCCTTTGGGAGATGCTCGAGAACGAGAAGGCCGACCCCGCCCACGGCCGCCCACTCGACCTGACGCGGATCTACATGGCAAACGTCATGTCGCACGGGGATGCCGACCGGCTGGCCAAGGAGCAGGAGCTCCACGACACGGAGGCGCGCGAGGCGCAGCGCGCCGACCTGTACGAGAGGGTCGCCGCCATCGCGGGCGGCAAAAAGCCGGATGGCGAGGAGCCGGAGGGCGAGGACCCGGAGCGCGGGCGTGCCAAAAGTGGGCCAACGGGCGCGAAGGAGTTGGGGCAGCAGGCGTTGGGGTTTCCGCCGCTAGACGGCACGGGCGGCACGGCCGAAGAGGCCGAGGCTGCAATTAATGCCATATTGTCCGAAGAGAGAAAGCGAGAGACGCTTTGACCGAGATTTCAGCGGTGATGAGGGCCTACCGAGATGCCCTCGACAGGCACCGGATTCCCTGGGCCGACGACACGTACGACACCGAGAGGGTGGGCGGCTACAGGTTTCGCGTGGAGCGCACCGAGACCATCCTGGACGAGCACAGGGTGAGCGTGGCCTGGGGCTACCAGCTTCTTCCGGGGCGCGAGCCCACGGGCGTGACGATCGGCTACCCGGGCTACCTCGAGGTGACTTACGACCCAATCAGCCCCGAGCCGCTCATGGCATCGCCGGGCGACATCCTGGCCGACATCTTCGGCGTGAGGGGTGAGTCCCGATGAGCTACAGGTGCGTGGCGGCCGACTGGATCGACCTCGCCATCGGCAGGCTCGAGGACGCGAAGAGGTCGCTCAGGGAGTGCGACAGGCTGCGACAGGGGTGCGACATCTGCGAGGAGCTGCGCCAGGCGAGGCGATGCCTCAACAAGGCGCTGATCATGGTCGCGGAGGAGAAGGAGATCGAGAAGGATTGGAGCATGAAGTGAAGGATAGGAACGAGTGGTTCGAAGAGGTCGAGAGGGCCTACAGCAAACTCAAGATCGTGGAAAGGCCCTATGCACCGCCGCATGCCGCCGTCGCCGTTGAGGCCGAGGATGTCCTGTGCTGCCTCGGGTTGCATCCGCACATCAGTGCCTCCGACTGGTTGGTCATCGACCTGGATGAGGTGAGCGAGCTCATCGAGCTCATCAGGCCCGTTCCCGTCACGGGCGCGACGTCGGACGGGTACCACACGTTCGACGAGCTCTACCATCACCGTGCGGTGCTGTTCTCGGTGATCGTGGCCACGTTCCGCGGGCGTTCCTGGAAGTCGCTCCATCACCATGACGGGACGATGTACGACGGCATGTTCATCGTGGGCATCGACACGCCCGCCGGCCCCGCCACCTACCACTACGACGTCGAGCCTTACTGGGACATGTTCCCGTGCGAGGTGCTCGACCGCGCGCCCGAGTGGGACGGCCACACGCCCGGCGACGCCATCGAGCGTATCGGCACCCTGCGGGACATCCTGCAGGAGGAGGCCAAGGAGGAAGGGAGCGCAAGGTGAGCTGCTATTTCTGCGGTGGGTCGCGCATCGCGTCCATCCACTCTGCCCCCGACCGAGGCGTCCGCAACCGGCCCGTTGGCTCCATGACCCTGACGCGCCGATACGACGGCGAACCGATCGTCAGGGTCGAGCTGGATACCAGCGTGATGCTAGACATCTCGGTCAACGACTCGTGCGGCGACACCGCCATCGTCGATGTGACGGCGGACGCCTACATCGAGGACATCAAGTACTGCCCGTTCTGCGGAGAGGAGCTTTGATCCGCTCGGCGGTGGAGCTGTTCCGCGCTACCGCCTGGCGCACGGTGCCCGATCTGGTGTCGGGTCCCGCGCGCCGGGCGCTCGTGCACGGTCGTGCCGACGCGCCACACGTGACGGCGGCGCAGATCGGGGAGACGGAGCGAAGGGCGAGGGCGCTGCAGCGCGACCGGGCCCGCGCACTCAAGAGGTCGAGGAAGGCTAAGCGATGAGGTTGTTTGAGAAGTTGTGGCGGATGCTCGCCGAGAACCGCCGTGTTCGCAAGAGCATCGAGGCGCGGCGCGCCCGCAGGTGCAGGAGGTCGATGAGATGACCGTTATGTGGGACGTGCAGGAGAGGAGCTGCGCGGTATGCGGGAGGGTCTTCATCCCCCAGGCGCCGAAGGCCAAGTACTGCTCGGAGGAGTGTCGGAGAAAACATGAGCAGAACCGTGCGAGGGAAGCGAGGCGCAAGGGTGTCAAGCCCAAGCGCGACAGGGTCGACCGCTACCTGGCCGGGTCTGGTGCGGTGCACGACGAGATCATGGCAATTCGGCGCGAGGTCGCGATGAGATTTTAAGTTTCCGCAGGTAGACATAGGTAGATATATAATTAAGGCCGCTGGCGTAGGAGCGCCGGCGGCCTTTGGCAAAGACGCCTCCCGGCATCCTCTATGTGGCGTAGAGCATGGTACCACGCGGGAGGTCACATGGACGCAAGGGAATACTTCGATACCGTACGGGCCGCCCAGCGCGGCATCGACCGTCGCCTGGCGGTCATCGAGTCGATGCAGGCGCGCGAGCAGGTGCGCGCCCAGCGCTACGACGCCGTCGGCAAGGGCGCGCACGGCACGGACTTCATGAGGTCCACCGACGACCGCATAGACTACGAGCGCCGCAGCGGCGCCGAGCTATCCGAGCTGCGAGATGAGGTGGAGCGGGGCCGCGAGCTCTGCGCTGGCGTGCGCTCCGCCAACCCGGGCAAGCGCTGGGGCGACGTTTTGGAGCTGCGCTACTGCGAGGACCGCACGCTGCAGGAGATCGCGGGGACGCTCGGGGTGTCGGTGAGATCGGTGCATTCAGATATGTCATCGGCCCTGGACTGGGTCGATATGGTTGGCGTCGCCACCGCAAGGGCTGGCGTGGGCCGTGCGGCAATATAATTGGATAGCTGGTTCGCGTCAGCATGTCGGCCCCGATCGCCATGTGCGGTCGGGGCCTTTCGTCTTTATGGGACTGCACACAATTGCAGACGATTGCACACTTCTGCACACAATTGCAGATAGTTGCAGACGATTGCACGCAATTGCAGACCGTTGCAGGTTTCTTCTGGGATATAACTAGGGTGTCGATTCGCAGCGCCGCCCGCGCGGCTTGCGGGTCGGATGTGCGTGGAAGCACAGATGAGTGGCCGGGGTTCCCTTCAGCAGTTCAGGGACCCCGGCCTTTCTATTGAAAGACAACGTAATGAGGTGGGTCCGTGGTCACACGCGAGGCTATCGTACGTGCCGCCAACAGGTACGACACCGTCATGGCGTGGGCATTCCGCCGCGCCCTGGGCATCGCCCGCCGTGCGGGCGGGCACAAGTGCAAGGCCGCCGGCAAGGCGGTCGAGAGCCTGCGCTACGCGGGACTCGAGGAATGCATGGCCAACCGGGGCCGCTCCCCGGTGGAGCGCTAGCCTTGGCCACCAAGACGCGCTACGCCAACGGCCACGCCCGCCGGCAGGTGCGCGCCTGGCTCAAGGCGCAGGGGCTGCCGTGCCACATCTGCGGCATGGCCATCGACTACGACCTGCCCGCGGGCGACCCGATGAGCTTCGAGGTGGACGAGATCGTGCCCGTGTCCAAGGGCGGCTCGCCCATCGACCGCGCGAACGTCGCGCCGGCGCACCGGATCTGCAACGAGCGGCGCGGCAACAAGAGTCTCGCCGCGCTCAACGGCTCGATATCGCCGCGCCCCCGCGACGTGGGCTGCTCGACCTCGCTGCCGTGGTGACCCGACCCTGGGGGATGGCCCCTCCCCGGGGGCAGAAGGCTCGCCCCACGGCATTGCGCCTTTTTTGCGCAGGCCCCGAAACCGAGTCCATACCGGGAGGTGCATGGAATGTCCACGAAGTCCACGAAGCCGAGGGGCAAGCCCTGGACCGCGGACGAGCGGGAGTTCGTCAGAAACGCGTACCCGGCGCTCGGACCTGCGGCTATCGCGAAGAAGCTCAAGCGGTCGCGCTCGGGCGTGTGCGCCCTCATCAAGAGGATGAAGGAGAGCGGCGAGATCGCGACCGGCGAGTCCACGGGGAGTCCGTGGGCGCGGGCGTCTCGGCGCCCCCTGCGGACGGCCCGGACGGCCGCCAGGACACGCTCGGGAGGCTCCGGTGGGTGCGGCAGATCATCGAGCGACAGCTCTACGACGCCGAGCCCAGCCAGACGGCACGGCTCGCCAAGGAGTACCGCGAGACGCTCGAGCAGATTGAACGAATAGAGGGGGCTGGGGAGGACGGTGGCGACGATGTCATCATCAACGCCGTCTCGGTCCTGCGCGACGTCCTCGGCTAAGCCGAGGCTCCGCCTCGTCCAGCCCTACGAGAGGTCCATCGGCTCCCTCGCGGTCGAGCTCGCCCCGACGATGGGATACAAGCTCGTGCCGTGGCAGGAGCAGCTCGCCCACGACATCGGCGCCGTGGACGCGAGCGGCAAGTGGGTCCACCCGCGCGTCGGCATCTCCATCCCGCGACAGCAAGGCAAGTCCGTCGACATCATCGTGTGGGTCGCGGTCATGGCCGCGCTCGCCGGCTACAAGGTGCTCTGGACCGAGCACAACTACTCGACGACCATGGAGATGGTCGACCGCTTCCGCAAGATCTTCGGCCGCCGTGTCGGCGACACGTCCGAGGGAATCCCGCGCTGGCGCAAGCTCCTGGTCGAGGTCTGCTCCCAGACCGGCCAGGAGTGGATGCGGTTCAGCTCCGGCGGCGTCATCCAGTTCTCGACGAGGACCAAGTCCTCGCGCCTGGGCTTCTCCTTCGACATCGTCATATACGACGAGGCCCAGGAGCTCACGGGCATCCACACCCAGGTCATCGACCCGACCACGACGTCCGGCGCCAAGCACAACCTGATGATCGTGTACGCCGGAACGCCGACCCGCGCCGGCAACCCCGCCGAGGTGTTCAGGAACCTCCGGCAGCAGGCATGGGAGGGCGGCGAGAAGGCGTCCGACCTGCTCTGGCTGGAGTACGGCGTCGAGGAGGTCGGCGACATCTGGGACGAGAGCCGCTGGCCGGAGGTCATGCCCTCGCTCGGCTACCACGCCGACATCCGCGCCATCCGAACCGGCATGAAGGACATGGACGAGCTTGGCGCCGCCCAGGAGTACCTGGGCTACTGGCTGCCCCCGCAGGAGCAGGTGGAGCCGCCGGTCATCGGCGCCGCCGCATGGGGCGAGTGCCTCGTGGGGAGCGGCCCGGAGCTGACCGCCGGCTGCAGGATCTGCGCCGGCGTGAGGTTCAGCGCCGACGGCTCGACCGTCGCCGTGGCGTGCGCCGTGCGGCCGCCCGGGTCTGCGACCGTGCACGTGGAGCTTCCCTTCTGCAAGGACCCGGAGCCCAGCACGGATTGGCTGGTCTACTGGATCGCCGCGAGGGCGGGCAGGTATGCCTGCGTCGCCATCGACGGCAAGGCGGGCGCCGGCGCCCTGTGCGACAAGCTCGAGGGCATGGGTATGCCCAAGGACTACATCCTGCGCCCGAGCACCGACCAGGCCGTGACCGCCGCAAGCCTCATCTCGTCCGGCGCGAAGGCGGGCTCGGTCACGCATATCGCGTGCCCGGCGCTCGACCTGTCGGCCGAGACCTCACCCAAGCGCAAGATCGGCTCCGGCGGCGGCTGGGGCTTCGGCGGCGACAACGCCGCACCCATCGAGGCCGCGGGACTGGCGCTGCTCGCGCTCAACACGTCGAAGAGAAAACCAGGAATGAAGGCGAGGGTCACTTGATCTCGATACCTTACGCCGTGGCGTCCGCCGACGGCCTGCTCGAGGAGGACCGCGAGACGGTGCGCTGCCTGCTCAACAGCTGGCAGACCCACTACAGGGGCAACCTCCTGCGCTCGGACTACTACGAGGCGCGCAACATGCTCAAGGACCTCGGCATCGCCGTGCCCGACTCGCTGCGCGACCTGGAGGTCGCGTGCGGCTGGGGATACAAGTGCGTGGAGGTCATGCGCGACCACATCGCCTTCGACGGGTTCACGTGCCCCGACGACGAGGACTTCGACGGCCTGCTCACCTCCGTGGCCAAGCGCAACAAGATGGCCACGCGCGTCGGCAAGGCCGTCAACTCCGCGCTCAAGTACTGCTTCTCCATGCTCGTGGTGACGGCGGACGAGGACGGGCACGCCCGCATCTCGGCGTACCCGCCGACGCTCTGCACGGGCATCTGGGACGACGTCCACGAGTGCCTGTCCTCCGGCATGTTCGTCGTGTCGTTCGCCAAGGACCGCGGGCGGCCCACGAACCGCCCGGACTGGGTCAACGTGATGCTGCCGGACCGCATGGTGCGCATCCGCGAGGTTCGCCGCAACGAGTGGGCGGCGGAGTACGTGGAGCACGGCCTGGGCGCCGTGCCCATGTTCGTCATGCCTCACAACCCCGACGACGACCGACCGTTCGGCGTGTCCAGGATCAACTCCGAGGTGCGCTGGAACATCGACTGCGCCATGCGCGCCAACGTCAACGAGGAGATCGCCGCCGCGTTCGCCGCGTCCACTCAGAAGTACCTGCTGGGCACCGACGGAGACGCGTTCGCCGACAAGACCAAGTGGAGCGCCTTCATCGGCTCCATCTTCGAGGTCACCAAGACCGAGGACGGCACGATTCCGCAGTTCGGCCAGCTCACGCAGCCGAGCATGCAGCCCATGACCGAGCACTTCGGCAACCTGTGCAAGCGCATGAGCGCCGCGACCGGCATCCACGTGGGGCAGTTCGGCATCATGAGCGACAACCCCAGCTCCGCCGAGGCGATCTACGCCGAGAACGAGCCGCTCATCCTCAAGTGCAAGAGCTTCATCCGCGAGGCCAAGGCGGCGCTGGCGAATGCCGCGACCGCCGCGATCGCAACGGAGCTCGGGTGCTCCTATGAGGAGGCGGAGGACGCCTGCGGCGTGTCCGTCCACTTCCTGAACCCCGCCATGCCGACGCTGGCCCAGCAGACCGACAGCTCCATCAAGCTCGCGTCTGTGGTCGAGGGCTTCGCCGGCACGCCGACCTTCTGGCGCCTCAACGGCCTCGATGACGACGAGGTACGCAACGTCTCGTCCGAGATCAGGCGCAACGTGACGCGCTCGGCGGCGCTCGACCTGATGGCGGGCGTCACCCAGGCGGCGGAGCCCGCGCCGCCCGCCGATGATTAGCGCGACCGAGTTCGCGGCCTACAACCGGGCCGTGGCGAAGATAGGAGACAGGGCGGCATCCGACGTGGAGGCCGCCGTGCTCGCCTGGTGCCGCGCCCACGAGGGCGCGACCATCGCCGAGAAGCGCGAGGCCGCGAAGCTCATCATGGAGGGCTTCGTCCAGGGGTACGACGACGTCGCGGCGGAGTTCGCGGCGCAGTGGTACGACGACCTCGCAGAGCGCAACGGCGCCAGGCTGCAGCAGGCCGTCACCATGACGACCTACAGGCCGGAATCGGTCGATACCGTTGCCAGATACCAGGCGAAGAAGCTCGTGAAGGGCGGAGACACGGCGTTCGCCAAGGCGTGCGGCGAGTACGCCCGCAACGACGCGCTCCGCAGCCTGAACGAGACGATCATCTCCAACGTGGGTCGCGACAAGGACCACGGCGTGCGCTTCGCGCGCGTGCCGACGGGCTTCGAGACCTGCTCCTTCTGCATCATGCTCGCGAGCCGCGGCGCGGTCTACCACACGCGCAAATCCGCCGGCGAGTTCAGGCACTTCCACCGGCACTGCGACTGCAAGGTGGTCCCCGGCTTCGAGGACGACCCGGACGCGGAGCTCGTGGAGGGCGTGCGGCCGGAGGAGCTGCGCGAGCGGTGGTGGCAGCTCGAGAAGGTTGACGCGACCGCGGGGCTGAGCGCAGCCGAGCGAGAGGAGCTTAGGCGCAAGGTCATGGAGGGCGGCGAGCTGCCCGAGAACGTCAGGAAGACCAACCCCGCAGCGCACATGCGCAAGGTCGGTCACAAGAGCAGCGGATGGATGAGCGCGGCGACCCGCCTCAACGCGGAGATCAAGGCGAACGGCTTCGCAAACGCCGAGGAGTTCTACGAATACCTGCGGACCCGCAGGACGAGGGCGGAATTCGACGAGGCGACTGCGCTCGCCGAGAAGATCCTGGCGAACGCTGACGCCACGCCGACGCTCTATGATGTGGCGCGAAGCTGGCTGAGCAAGTCGGAGTCGGTGATTTCCTCCGGTTCCGCGCGGCCTCCCATATCCTCTGAGGTTCCCAACTGGCTAAACGGCGCAAAGAGAAATATCCATGCGAAGAAGCATGCCGGCGAATACGGAATTGACTACAGGTCAAGGCTTGGCCAAGACGAGTACGATAGAATAATGTCGGAGGTCATCGACGAGCATGAGGCGGTAGAGTTTACCGATATCTCGAACGGTCGAGAGGTGCAGCACTGTGCCGTTTACTTCCGCGGGGACGACATAGCTGTCGTCAACTTGGACAAGAGCGTGCGCGTGACCCTATTTAAGTACAGGAGGGGAGGGAGCGCCCGATATGACGAACTCTGGGATCGAGTTCACGGTGGGGCTGAATGATAGGTTCAGCGAATACATCACTGACTCCGTCGAACTACTCAACGCCCAACTGAGCCGCCACGGAATGGTCTTCTTCTTCGATACTGTTGACGCCACTCAACAAGTCATCGGCGGGAAGCACTGCGAGGACATGTTTGGCTGGGCCGTCCCAAATGAGCTTGTGGATGAGTTCAAGCCCGCATGGATTGACGACGATGGCGTAGAGCTCGAAAAATACGACTACGTCTGCGCAAGCTGGGAGGACCGCAACGGCCAGCCCTATGCCGCCATCGACGGCAACCTTCCCGAGGAGGCTTACGCATGATGGCGCGCACCTTTTCTTCCGCAGGTGCGATATGAGGCGCGACCTCGATATCGTGAGGTACATCCTCATGACCGCCGAGTCCGCCGAGGGCGGGGTAGATGAAACTGCCCTCTGCTCCGGCCGGTACGATATTAACCGGATTGCCTTTCACGTAGAGCTCCTGAGGGACTACGGCCTCGTGGAGGCGGAGGTGTCCTATGACGGCTTCGGGGAGGAGCCTCTCGGGGTGACCGTCTCGCGTCTGACATGGGATGGGTATGACTATCTCGATGCCATCCGCTCCGCCAAGGTGTGGGGGAGGGCGAAAGACGCCATCTCGAGGGCAGTCGGCGAGACGTCCCTGTCGGTCGTCAAGCAGACGTGCACGATGGTGGCCTCAGAGCTCATCAAGAAGCAGCTGGGCATCTAGCCATAAGGCAGTGATCTCGCCGCCGCACATACGGGGAAACCCGACCAAAACGTTGAACTAGGCCATCCGCACGGGTGGCCTTTTTCATGCCGAAAAGCGCCCCGCACGGGGCAGGACGATGCCCCGCACGGGGCGGAAATGGAGGGAGCATGGCCCAGGAGACCACGCCCGCCGAGACCGATCCGATCGACCCTGCACAGGGCGGAGAGACCGATCCGGCGCCCGACTACAAGGCGCTCTACGAGAACGCGCTGAAGGAGTCGCGCAAGCGGGAGAGCCGCTCGAAGGCGAACCTCAAGGAGCTCGACGAGCTCAAGGCGGCCGCGACCAAGACTGACCCGACCGTTGAGGAGCGCCTGAGCGCGCTCGAGAGCGAGAACGCCGCCCTCAAGGCGAGCGCCGCCCGCTCCGCGCTCGTCGACTCCGTGGCTAAGGCCACCGGGCTCGACCGCTCCATCGTGGCCACGCTTAACGGCGAGGACGAGGACGCCCTCACCGAGCAGGCCAAGGCCGTGGCGGCCATCATGAAACCGGCCGGCGGCGCGCCGAGGGTGCCCGAGGCCGGCGGCAAGCCCAAGCCCGGCAAGCCCTCCAAGAAGGACATCCTCGGAATTGAGGACAAGAAGGAACGCATGGCGGCCATCGCCGCCAACATCGACCTCTTCAAGTAAGGGGAGAAAGGGGCCCCAATGCCCGATATCAAGACCCTCGCAGCCGCGCGCAACGTCGACCTCGTGAACACGTTCACCAAGTCGCTCGAGAAGCTCACGGCGATGCTGTCCACCTGCGCGCCCATCCATGCGGCCGTCGGCGAGACCCTGCACCAGAAGAAGATCACCGGCAAGCTCTCCGAGGCCGAGTACACCCCCGGCCAGGACATCCCGCTGTCCAGCTACGCCTACGAGGACGTCACGACCTTTGAGGTGACGCTCAAGCCCTACCGCAAGCAGACCACGCTCCAGGAGGTCAAGAAGCGCGGCTACGACGGCGCCGTCGACAAGACCGATGCCGCGATGATCTCCGACATGCAGCGCAACATCAAGAAGGACTTCGTCGCCGCGCTCGGCGCCGAGGGCACCACCGCCGCGACCGGCAAGAGCCTCGTCGCCACCGCCGCCAACGCCTGGGCCGCCCTGTCCAACCTCACCGAGGAGTACGGCTTCGGCAGCGGCGAGACCGTCTACTTCGCCAACCCGGTCGACTTCGCCAAGCAGATCGGCGAGTCCGAGGTCTTCAGCGCCTTCGGCATCTCCTACATCGAGAACTGGGCCGGCCTCGGCACGCTCGTGTCCACTGGCTCTGTCGCCGCAGGCACGATCTACGCCACCGTCAAGGACAACATCAAGGTCTACGTTGCCCCGACCGACGGCGACGACCTGTTCGGCTTCTACTCCGACGAGAGTGGATACATCGCCGTGTCCCACTCGCCCGAGCTTAAGAGCCTGACCTACGACACCGTGGCCTACGTCGGCCTCGTGTTCTTCGCCGAGTACATCGACTTCGTGGTCAAGGGCACCATCGCCCCGACCGCCTAGGCAACCCTAAGGAGCATCCATGATCGTTTTGGTCACCTACCCGTACCGTGACCGCGAGACCCTCGCGGTGCATTACGTGGGAGAGGAGGTCGAGCTGACCGACGAGCGCTTCGCGGAGCTGTCCGCCGGCGGCTTCGTCGACCTTCCGCCCGCCGAGACGGAGGCCGCTGCGGAGCCCGTCGAGGACGAGGCGGACGAGGGCGAGGACGTCGTGGACAACGAGCCCGAGCAGCCCGTGCACGAGAAACCCGCGCCGGAGATGACCGTGCAGCAGCTGCGCGATGCCATCGAGGCCGCCAACGGCTTCGCCCCGCGCAAGGCGACCAAGGCGGAGCTCGCCGCCATCCTGGAGACGCTCTAGTGGACGCCTTCGCGACCGTCGCCGACTACGAGGCGCGCTGCGGTGCCGCGAAGGACGAGGCCAGGGTTGCCGCGCTGCTCGAGGATGCCTCGGCGTACCTGCGCGGGGCATATCGGCGCCGTATGGGTGTCCAGTACCTCGCCGGCTCGAACCCCACGTTCGATGAGAACGTGAAGTCCGTCTGCGTGGCCATGGTCGCCCGGGCGGTCAACGCGCCCGGCGCCATGGCTGGCATCACCCAGCAGTCGCAGACGACCGGCCCGTACTCGTCGAGCGTCACGTTCGCCAACCCGACCGGAGACCTTTACCTGGGGCGCTCCGACCTCAAGCGGCTCGGTCTGGCCGGGTGCCGCGTGCGCAGTATCCAGCCCATGACCGCCGCTGACCGCTGGGAGGAGGCGTGATGCCGATGGCGGGGATACCGACCGAGACGGTTACGGTCATCTCCCGCAAGACGGTGTACGACGACCTCCACGAGCCTGTCTCCGAGGCTGTCGCCGAGCGCGACGTCGACGCCGTCGTGGCGCCCGGCGCCACCGCGGACCTCGATGCCTCGCGGCCGGAGGGCGCCACCGTGGCATACACGGTGCACCTCCCGAGGGACATGGCCGGTATCCGCCTCAAGGGCTGCTCGGTCCGCGTGCGCGCCGAGGAGCTGCGCGTCGTGGGCGACCCGAGGCCCTACGCCCCCGAGGCGTGCCCGGGACGCTGGTGCTACCCGGTCGAGCTGGAGGCGGCCGATGGCTAAGGAGTACAGCTGGGGGAAGTTCAAATGGAACCGTCTCGGGTACGCCGAGGCGATGGACGGCAACGCCGCGCTCCAGGGGATGCTCAGGGGCAAGGCCGAGGGCATCGCCGCCCGCGCGACGTCGATGCTCGCGCCGGACGGCCACGACGTCCCCGCCTTCAGGGTTAGTCGCTGCCAGGGCACGCTCGCCAAGGGCTTTCGGGTCAGCGCATGCTCGGACCATGCCAAGCGCGCCCAGGCGAAACACAAGATACTGACGAGGGCGGCGCTCTCGTCCGGAGGTTGATTATGGATATAGAGGCCGATGTCGCGAGGTGTCTGTGCGAACTTGCCGGCGCCGACGCGACGCTCGAGCCGGTCGCCGAGCACCCGGAGCCGTACGTCACCGTCGAGCAGGTCGGAGGGGGCGGCGGCTTCCTGGAGCCGGTCCAGCTCGATATCGACTGCTGGGGGACCGAGGGCAAGGGCGGCAGGAAGCCGGCGAAGGCCCTCGCCGAGAAGGTGAAGGCGGCCGTCCCGTCCCTTGAGGACGAGCTTCCCAACGTCTTCCACCCGGAGGTCACGAACCAATACAAGATGCCCGACCCTGACACGCGCAGGGCGAGGTACGTGGTGCAGGTCCAGCTCTGGGTCTGCGAGTAGTAGAAAGGAACGCGCGAATGGCCGAAGTCAGCAACGCGAACAACTCCAACAACGTCAGCGCCGGAAAGGGCGTGAAGGGCGGCTACATCTTCTCGGCCCCCGTCGGCACCACCCTGCCGGACAAGGTCATCAAGAACAAGAGCGAGCTCGATCCCGCATTCAAGTGCCTCGGCTTTGTCTCCGAGGACGGCTACGTCGAGTCCGTCTCCGAGGACTCCAACGACACGGTCGACATGAACGGCGACCTCATGGACTCCAGCAATTCCAACCGAGTGGAGTCCGCACAGCTCACGCTCGCCGAGATCAAGGCGGAGACGCTCAAGCGCCAGTACGGCGACGGCAACGTCACCGACGAGGGCGGCCTGATCACCGTCAAGCACAATTCCGACTCCCACCCGACCTTCGCCTACGTGCTGCTCCTCCTCCTGAAGAACGGCCGCAAGTGGACCAAGGTCGTTCCGCGCGGCCAGTCCTCCGAGCTCGACGACCTCACCATCTCCAGCTCTGAGCTCTGCCAGCGCGCCCTGACGATGAAGTACCTCACCGACGAGGACGGCAACACCTGCTACGACTACATCGAGTCGACCGAGACGGCGGCGGCCTAATGGCGGCCAAGCGCCCCGAGGGCGCGCTCGAGTTCGAGTTCGACGGCAAGAAGTACCAGATCAACAAGAAGGCCATCCAGTCCATGAAGGTGCAGCGCGCCATGGCCTACGACGGCATCCCCGAGAAGATGCACGAGGTGTGGGACGCGATGGACGAGATCTTCGACGGCAAGACCGTCGAGTACATGGACGCGCTCGGCGACGACGGGCAGGGCTGCTCGGCGGAGCGCTGGGGCGCGTTCTTCCAGGCAGCCATGGAGGCGGCTGCAAAAAACTAGCCAGCTTCGCCGCCGCCTGGACCTGCATGAGGGGAGAGGTCGTCGCCGACTTCCGTCAGACGTACGGCATCGACCTTCCCCTCGGCGGCGGGTTCGACGGGGCGACGGACGAGGACCTTTGCCGCTGGCAGGTCCTCTACTCCCAGCTGCCGGCGCGCTCGCGGGTCTCCGTTCGCCTTGAGCCCGACAACCTGTGGGACGACAAGACGCGCCTGCTCGACATGATCGAGCACGAGCTCAGGTGCTTCCACTACGGGTTCACCGAGGATGCCAAAAAGCGCGTCAACGCCCCGCAGCGGATCTTATCGCCGGGCGAGCGAGCCAGGAACGAGCGCCGCAGGGACTCGGCGCTGGCGGCGAAGTACGAGATATCTTCGTCGTTCGGAATCGATGTATAAGGAGGCGCCATGTCCACAGACGTCGGATCCGTATCCGTAAAGGTCATGCCGTCCATGGCTGGCTTCGCCTCCCAGGTGGACAAGGACCTGTCCGGGGCGGGATCCTCCTCGGGGTCGCGCTTCGGAAGGGTCTTCTCCGCGGCGGCGGGCAAGTCTGGCGGCAGCGGCCTGGTCGCTAGGGTCTCCTCTGCGCTCTCCGGCGCGACTGGTAAATTCTCCGCGACCGGCAAGGCGACCGGCGCCGCATTCTCTTCCGCCTTCTCCGGCGCGGCGAGCGCGAATGCCGTCGAGGGGCTCCAGAACAAGGTCAAATCCGCCACGCTCGAGCTTCGCTCGGCGATGGCGACATCGAAGTCGGCCTCATTGTCGGCAGAGGCGGCCCAGGTCAAGTACAACGATGCCGTCGCCAAGTACGGCCCGGCATCCGCGCGGGCGCTGAGCGCTGAAAGCAACCTCGTCACCGCAAAGCTCAGGGCGCAGACCGCGTCGGAGCGTGCCCAGGCGGCCGAGTCCAAGCTCGCCTCGGCGCAGAAGCGGCTTGCGAGTGCGACTTCCGCGCCCGTGTCGGCGCTAGGAAAACTCGGCGGCAGCGCCGGGACGCTTGCCGACAGGCTGGGCGCTGGGGAGAGGGCGACGGGCCGCTTCGTGGCGAAGATCGCCACCATCGGCGGTGGCGTCCTGTCCTCGGCCGGCAGCGCGCTGTCATCGCTCTCGAGCGAATTCGGGTCTGCCGGCACGGCGGCTGGCGGGAACATGGCGAACAAGGTCGCCTCGGGCTTCTCGGCAAAGGCCGCGGTCATCACCGGCGCCGTTGCCGGCGTGGTGCAGAGGGTCGTCTCGACGGTGTCCTCGAGCGTGGACGCCGCGGTCGCGCGCGTCGACACGCTCAACAATTTCCCCAAGGTGCTCCAGTCGCTCGGCTACGGGGCCGACGAGTCGCAGAGGAGCGTCGGCACCCTGTCCGACAGGCTGTCGGAGCTCCCCACGAGGCTCGACGCGGCCGCGACGGGCGTGCAGCAGCTCGCTCCTTCGTCCAAGTCGATTGACCAGGCGACCGACCGCTACCTCGCATTCAACGATGCCGTCCTCGCTGGTGGCGCGTCTGAGGACATCCAGTCCAACGCCATGACGCAGCTCACCAAGGCCGTCTCCACCAACAAGATGGAGATGGACACCTGGATGAGCATCCAGCAGGCGATGCCGGGCCAGCTCGACCAGGTCGCGAAGTCCATGCTCGGGCAGAGCGCATCGGCGTCCGACCTATACCAGGCGATGAAGGACGGCAGGGTAACGGTCTCGGACTTCGCTGACGCCGTGGTCGACCTCGACAAGAACGGCGCGGACGGCATCAAGAGCTTCTCCGAGCAGGCCAAGGCGGCCACCGGCGGAATCAAGACGTCGTTCTCCAACATGTGCAACGCCTTCCCAAAGGGAGTCGCCAAGATCATCGGCGCCATCGGCTCGTCCAACATCGTCGGCGTCATCGACGGCGTGAAGGGCACGGTGAACGGCGCGTTCGGAGCCGTCACCGACGCGATGGCCGACCCGAGCATCCGGGACGCGGCGTCGTCGTTCGCCGCCGTGTTCTCCGGCGTTGTCGCGGGCGGGGTCTCGGTGGCCGGGGACGCGTTCGCCGGCGCAGTGGAGATGACCTCCGCTTTCTGCGAGACGCTGCTCAACAACGAGGCGGCTTCATCTTTCGCGGGAACACTTGACGCGCTCGGTTACACGGCGTCCTCCATGGGCGACGCCATATGGTCGACCGTATCGCAGATCACCGGGTGGTCCAGCCCGGCCGAGGGCGCGGCGGACGCGGCCAACGCGCTCGACACTGCGTTCGAGGCCGCCGAGCCGGTCATCCGCTCGGTGGGTGACGCGTTCCAGTGGCTCTCCGACCATTCCGAGGAGACTGCCCCTGTCGTCAAGGCCGTCGGCGGTGCCTTCCTCGTCATGAAAGTCGCCGGCGGCCCTGTGGGCTCGCTCCTGAAGGTCATCGGCGGCGCCCTGCTGTCCCTCGGGGCATCCGCACCCGCCGCCGGCGCCGGGCTTGCCACAACGGCGGCGGGCGAGACCGCAGCCGGCACAGCCGCGGGCGCGGCGGCCGGTAAGATGACATCGTTCGGCGCGGCCGTCCTCATGGTCGGAGCCGGCGTTCTGATGGCGTGCGGCGGCATCGGCCTTCTCGCCCTCTCCGCGATAAAGCTCGGCGAGGCGGGGCCTCAGGCCGCAATCGGCATGGCAGCCATGGTGGCGGTCATCGCCGGGCTGGCGCTGGGCGCCGCCGCGCTCGGGCCCGCCCTGACTGCCGGCTCCGTCGGCATGGTCGCCTTCGGCGCCGCCGTCGCGCTCGCCGGCGTGGGCATCCTGCTCGCAGCCACCGGCCTCGCGATTATGTCACTCGCGCTGCCGACCATCGCCGCCTGCGGCCCCGAGGCCGCCGTCGGCATAGCCGCGCTCGGAGCCTCCCTGTTCGTGCTGGCACCCGGCGCCCTCATGGCGTCGGGAGGGCTGCTGGCGCTCGCCGCCGGGGCGGTGGCGTGCACGGTCGCCGCCGCGGCCCTCGGCGTCGCCGCCATCGTCGCGGGCGTCGGCCTCATCGTCATGGGAGCCGGCGGTCTCTTGGCGGGCGCTGGCCTGTCGGCCTGCTCCGCGCTCGCGATGCCCCTTGCCGCCGCCACTGCTGCTCTCGGCGCCGCCGCCATCGTCGGCGGCGTCGGCCTCATCATGCTCGGCGTGGGGTCGATTGCCGCGGGGGCCGGACTCGCGGTGTTCGCCGTCGCCGCCGCGGCCGCCTCGCTTGCGACCGCCGCCCTCGCTCTTGGGATGGCTGCGCTCGACGTCGCAATGGCGGGCGTCGCCGCTTCCATCTCGACCTCAGCCGACGGACTCGGAACCATGGGGAAGGCGATCCCCAAGATATCCTCCGGCGCCCCCGGTGCCGCAGCCGGCCTCGGTGCGCTTGCCGTTGCGGCAGCGGCCGCCGCCCCCGCCCTTGCCGCCGCGTCGCCGTCCCTGGCGTCGTTCTCCGCCTCCTGCGGGGCGGCTTCGGCGTCGGCCCTGCTGCTCTCCGTCTCCGTGGCGGCAGTGGGTTCTATGGTCGCGGCGAGCATGGCGGCGGCTTCGACGTCCGCAGTCTCGTTCGGCGTCCGTTCGGGCGCATCCTTTAATCGCTTCTCGGCTTCCGCCAGGAATGCGGCAAGCGCCGCCCGCTCCGCGATCATGGGGGCCTGCCGGCAGATGTCGGCCGAGGTCGGCTCGATACGGCTCACGCTCCCGCGCATCGACGTGGGGCCGCTGCCGCACTTCTCGATGAGCGGCAAGTTCGACGCGCAGACGGGCTCGGTCCCGTCGGTCAACGTTAACTGGTACGCCAGTGGCGCGGTCTTCGGGCCGAACAGCCCGCGCGTCATCGGAATCGGCGACAACCGGCGATACGACGAGGCGGCCATCCCGCTGAGCCCCAAAGTGCTGGGCGGGATCGGCAGGGGAGTCGCCCAGACGATGGATGTCGGCGGCGGCTCGGACGGCGGCGCGGTCATCGCGTGGCTCGACCGCAACCTCCCGGCGATCATCCAGAAGTACACGCCGGTCACGCTCGAGCGCGACCTCGACAGGCACATCAGGGCGGTGGCACATGCATAGAATGCACTACGTGTCGTCCTCGGGCGAGCGCGTCGACCTCGACGGCGACGGCATCTATGTCGGCACCGCTGCGGGCGTGCGCTCGCGCGAGTGGAGCTACGACCTCTCATGGCGCGGCGTCTACGGCATCTCGCGAGACGCGAGGGAGGCGACGGTCGATGCCGTGCTGTCCTCGGCGGCTGCCGACAGGCTCAGGCGGCTCGCGGACAGGGATATCTCCGTCCGCGAGCCCGGTCGCCTCGTCGTCGACGGTGTTTGGTACCAGCGCGCCTATATCGCGAAGTCCGAGACATCGCAGGTCTACGGCAGGCGGGGTATCGCCGCCACGCTTACCGTGCTGCTGCTCGACGGGTCCTGGCGGCGCGAGGTCGTCCAGGAGTTCTACGCCCGGGAGGACGAGGACCAGACCGGCCTGGACTTTCCCCATGACTACGAGTACGACTACGGCGGCTCGGTCGCAAGCCGGACGGTCACCGTCGACGGGTTGGTGCCCGCCGACCTTAAGCTCACGATCTTCGGCCCCGCGTCGTCACCGCGCATCACCGTGACGCAGGGGGACTTCATCAACGTCTACTCTGTGGACGTTGAAGTGCCTGGCGGCTCCAGGCTCATTATCGACGGCTCGAGCTTCCCCAAGACGATCAAGCTCGTCGGCATGTACGGTGAGACCGAGGACCGCTTCGCCGACGGCATGCGCGGAGAGGGCGCCGGAAGCGGTTCCTACTGCTTCGAGCAGCTTCGGCCCGGCACGTCCTCTGTCGCATGGGACGGCTCGTTCGGCTTCACCATGACCCACTATCTTGAGGAGGGGGAGCCTCCTTGGAACTCATAGTCGCCGACAGCGCCGGCAGGACGCTCTTCCCGATTTCTGACTTCGAGCTGGATATGGACTCGGGCTGGGGCGACGGCGTCGACAACTCGTTCGATCTCGTGGTGCGCGACTCGTCCGTACCGTTGCCGGAGGCCGCTTGGCGTGTTTTCGCCGACGGCCTGGAGATCGGCGGGCGCGTCGAGGGGTTCGAGCTCAAGACGCGCCGCACTTCGTCCGAGCTGCACTGGACCGGGTCGACCTGGACTGGAGTGCTCGAGAAGCGCCTTCTGTGGCCCGATCCGGGCCAGGACTACCTTGTCCTCTCTGGGGACGCAAACGCCGTGCTGCGGTCCGCGGTTAAGCGGCTCGACATCGGCTCCCTCTTCACGGTTCCCGATGCCGACGCCGGGGTGAACGTCAGTTACCGATGCAACAGGGACACACCCGACGCCTGGACCAACCTTAGGCTGGCGATGCGCTCCGCAGGCCTTCGTCTCGATGCGAGGTGGGTGGGCGGATCGTGCAGGCTCCAGGCAGTGAAGGTGACAGACTGGCGCGGCAGGGTCGACTCCGATCTCGTAAACTTCGACCTCAAGAGCGACCTGCTCGTCACCAATCACCTCAAGGCGGCCGGCAAAGGTGAACTTGCGGCCAGAGAAGTCGTGGACGTCTACGCCGACCGGGAAGGCAGCGTAGGCACCGTGAAGGCGATGACCGGCGTCTTCGAGCTCGAGGAGTACTACGACGCCAACAACACCGACGGCGACGATCTCCGCGACCAGGCATCCAGCCGACTCGAGGACAAGCAGTCCGAGGGCAGCGTGACCGTGACGGTCAACGAGGGCGTCGAGTTCGGCCTCGGCGATATCGTCGAGGCCAGGCACTACTCGCCAAACGTGATGGTCTCGGTCGAGATCAGCAGCAAGATCGTAAAGGCCGCGGGGTCGGGCTACAGCGCCACGTATGGCGCATCGCCCGGTGCGGTGGGGAGATAGGAGACTGCCATGAAGCAGATAGAACTCATCGGCCCGCCCCTTTACCAATGGGATACGGGTCGGCGCGTCCGCGTCTCGGTCCGCGGCGCGACGGAGGCCCACTTCGCCATCGCCGGATCGGCGCGCGCATTGGTGACCCCGGTCGTCGGCGGCGAGGCACCGGTGCCGTCGCTCCTGCTGACGGCGGGCGCCGACATTGCCGCATGGGCGAGCGATGGGCGCGACACGCAGGCGCGCGCCGTGCTCAGGGTGCGCCCGAGGGCCAAGCCGGACGGCTACATCTACACCGATGACGAGGTCAAGACCTGGGCTGATGTCGAAGACTGGGTGCGAGAGCAGCTGAAGTCCGCAGGCGAGCCTGGCACGAAGTGGTATGTCGGGGGAGGCACCCCCGCCATTGGCGGCCGCGTCGGGGACCTCTACCTCGACAGTGAGACTGGCACCTATTATCGCTACGGCGAGATTGGAGATGCAAATGACTAACACGTGGAATCAGGTGGGAACCCTCAAGGGTCCAAAGGGCGACAAGGGCGCGACGGGCGATGCCGGCCCCAAGGGCGGCAGCGTGCGCGTTGCGAGCATCAGCGTCCCGGCTGGCGGCGACGTCGCCTTCTCGGCGCTCTCGCCGTCCGACGGAGTTCAGGTCGGCGACCTCGTGCTCGACGCCAAGGGCAGCGTCTACCCCATCTCGGCGGTGGACGCGGGACGATCGACCGCCAGGGTCGGCTCCGCCATCAACGGCGTGAGCCTCAAGGGGCCCAAGGGCGAGACGGGTGCCGTCGGCCCCAAGGGCGCCGACGGCACGTCCATTACCGTCAAGGGCGCGGTGAGCAGCAAGACCGCCTTGCCGTCCAGTGCCGCAATCGGCGACACGTACATCACGAGCGACACGAGCCACATGTGGGTCAAGACCGCGATGAGCGGCGACGCGCAGTGGACCGATCTCGGCGAGATGAAGGGACCCAAGGGCGACAAGGGGGCCACGGGCGAAAAGGGCGAAAAGGGCGCTACCGGCGCCACGGGTGCCCAGGGCCCTGCCGGCCCCGGCATCACGTTCGGTCAGGGAGCCCCCACGGCGTCATCCCAGGTCGGCGCCGTATACATCGATACGGCAGACGGCTTCAAGGTCTACCAGTACGGCGACAACGCCTAGCGAAAGGAGAACGACATGGCATGGGCTAACATCGGCTCGCTCAAGGGTCCCAAGGGCGACAAGGGCGACACCGGAGAGCAGGGCAAGCAGGGAATCCAGGGACTGAAGGGGGAGACCGGTCCGACCGGTCAGACGGGCCCCAAGGGAGAAAAGGGCGCCGACGGCACCTCCGTGACCGCCGGGACCGGCGCGCCGACCGGCACCGCCGTGGTCGGCTCGGTCTACATCGACGCCGCCGCCGGGGATCTGTACACCTACAAGGCCTAGTCGGAGGCGTCGACATGGCATGGATTAAGTTGGGCAACCTAAAGGGGCCTGTCGGGGAGACGGGGCCACAGGGTCCCGCGGCCTCGACCGCCCAGACGTTCCTCGCCGCACACCCTGTCGGCTCCCTCTATATGGAAAGCAAGGGCAAAAACCCCGGTGCCACCTATGGGGGAACGTGGTCCATGCGAGACAGCCAGAACGGCTTTATATGGGAAAGGACGGCTTAAATGGAGATTGTGACCGGCAAAGCGGGCGTGCCACACGTCAGCTCGGCCGACGACGGGCGCCGCATTGCGGGCGAAGTCGGCGCTGGCAGCTATGTGCTGCAGACGGGCGGCAAGCTGGCCCCATCGCTTGTCGATGCGAACACCGTCCGTATCGCGACCGGCGACATGATCGTGCAGGGTCGCCATATCGGTGTCACCGCGCCCGAGGACGTTAAGGTGGCGAGCGGCTCGCAAGGCAAGAAGCGCATGGACTACATTTGCGTCCATTACACCCGCGATGTGAGCGGGTCCAGCCCGACCCTTGTCGAGAAGGTTGAGTGGAAGGTTCTCCAGGGAACCCCCGGCTCGAGCGCCGCCGCGCCGTCGGTGCCGAAAGGCTCCATCCTGGACGGTGACGCGGACGTGTCGGTCCCGATCTGCTCGGTGACATTCGACGGACTGACGACGGGTCAGCCTAAGCTGCTCATTCCGACCCTTACCCCGCTCGCGACCCTCGGGGATTCCGTATCCCGCGCGTGGCCCGTAGGGCGTGCCGTCTGGCTTGCCGGGTCAGTAACGCCGAAAAGCCTCGGACTGCCCGGTATATGGAAAAGCTATCGCTGGTCTCTCACGACTAAGGTCGGCTCGGTACTCGATGTCAAGAGCGGCAGAGTCGACGTTAACGGCGCAGAATTGCAGATTTACATGTACAACAACTCTGACGCGCAGAAATGGCACATCTACGCGGAAGGACCGGGTCAGGTAACGCTCTGGATTAGGACGGCGTAGCATTCCGTATCCCA